GCAAGTGCCCCCTTTAAAATCTCTATACTATACAACTTATGATATGTCGGACATCTTCAACTCACCTCAGAATAAGGCGTCAATCTTGAGTGCCCTCATGAAGAGCACAACAGGAGATGTGGAAGACGTGCTGATACCAAAGCGGTTTAGACCAGCCAAGGATCCTCTCGACAGCCCACAAGCTGCAGCACAGTTCCTAAAGGACAACAAGTATCGGATACTTAGGCCCCGAGCCATCCCAACCATGGTCGAACTAGAGACAGATGCCGCTCTGCCTCGACTGCGACAGATGGTGGACGATGGCAAGCTTAAGGACACGGTCAATGTCCCGGAAGGAACCACCGCATTCTACCCAAAATACTATCCATTTCACAAACCAGACCACGACGAAGTGGGGACGTTCGGGGCTCCGGACATCACACTTCTGAAACAACTCACCTTCTTCCTACTGGAAAATGACTTTCCAACAGGACCGGAGACACTGAGGCAAGTCCGGGAGGCCATCGCAACCCTTCAATACGGTTCCGGCAGCTACTCGGGTCAACTCAACAGACTCCTAGCAATGAAAGGAGTTGCGACTGGGAGAAATCCAAACAAAACCCCAAAAGCAGTTGGCTACACAAATGAGCAACTAGCCAAGCTTTTGGAGCAAACCCTTCCGATCAACCCTCCAAAGCATGAGAACCCAGACCTCCGGTGGGCCCCGAGCTGGTTGATCCAATACACCGGAGACCCGAGCACTGACAAGTCATATTTGCCACGTGTGACTGTCAAGTCCTCAGCCGGCCTACCATACATAGGCAAAACCAAAGGAGACACGACTGCAGAAGCGCTCGTTCTGGCTGACTCCTTCATCAGAGACCTTGGAAAAGCAGCAACGTCAGCGGATCCAGAGGCGGAAGTCAAGAAGACGCTAACCGACTTCTGGTATCTAAGCTGCGGGCTGCTATTCCCGAAAGGGGAAAGATACACCCAAGTCGACTGGGACAAGAAAACCCGGAACATCTGGAGTGCCCCCTACCCAACACACCTGCTACTATCGATGGTGTCATCACCGGTGATGGATGAGTCCAAACTCAACATAACCAACACACAAACCCCGTCACTCTACGGCTTCTCACCCTTCCATGGAGGAATGGACAGGGTCATGACCATCATCAGAGACAGTCTAGACACGGGAGAAGACCTTGTGATGATCTATGCTGACAACATCTACATACTGCAAGACAACACATGGTACTCAATTGACCTAGAGAAAGGCGAGGCCAACTGCACACCACAACACATGCAAGCCATGATGTACTACCTGTTAACCAGGGGGTGGACCAATGACGACGGCTCACCCAGATACAACCCCACCTGGGCAACATTCGCCATGAATGTAGCCCCCTCCATGGTTGTAGACTCATCATGCATCCTCATGAACCTGCAGCTCAAAACCTACGGGCAAGGGAGTGGGAACGCCTTCACATTCCTGAACAATCACCTGATGTCGACAATCGTCGTGTCAGAGTGGGTCAAGGCAGGAAAACCCAACCCCATGACAAAAGAGTTCATGAACCTCGAAGAAAAGACAGGGATCAACTTCAAAATCGAGAGGGAGCTCAAGAACCTCCGAGAAACCATAATTGAGGCAGTCGAAACGGCCCCCCATGACGGCTACCTCGCAGATGGGTCCGACCTCCCCCCAAGACAGCCAGGCAAAGCCGTCGAACTCGACCTGCTTGGCTGGTCAGCCGTGTACAGCCGGCAGATGGAAATGTTCGTCCCTGTCCTTGAAAACGAGAGACTAATTGCGTCAGCCGCATACCCGAAAGGGCTAGAGAACAAAGCCCTGGCTCGGAAACCCGGGGCTGAGATCGCATACCAGATAGTCAGGTACGAAGCGATCCGGATGGTAGGTGGCTGGAACAATCCTCTTCTCGAAACCGCTGCGAAGCACATGTCACTAGACAAGCGAAAGAGGCTTGAGGTGAAAGGAATCGACGTGACAGGATTCCTGGACGACTGGAACAACATGTCCGAGTTCGGCGGAGACCTCGACGGCATCACCCTCGCGGAACCTCTCACCAACCAAACCCTTATCGACATAAACACCCCAGTTGAGGACTTCAACCCAAAAGACAGACCAGAGACACCTCGGTCGCCGAAGAAAACCCTAGAGGAAGTAACAGCCGCCATAACATCAGGGACCTACAAGGATCCCAAGAGCGCCGTGTGGAGGCTGCTTGACCAGCGCACAAAACTGAGAGTCAGCACCCTGCGCGATCAAGCGTCAGCACTCAAGCCGGCGGCAGCCACATCCGACAACTGGGCCGAGGCTACTGAAGAGCTAGCAAGCCAACAACAGATGCTAATGAAGGCCAACAACCTACTCAAGAGCAGTCTGGCAGAGACTCGAGAAGCGCTGGAGACAGTCCAGTCCGACAAAATCATCGCTGGAAAATCGAACCCCGAAAAGAACCCCGGGAACGCAGCCAACCCCGTGGTTGGCTACGGCGAATTCAGCGAGAAGATTCCTCTGACTCCCACGCAGAAGAAGAACGCCAAGCGACGGGAGAAACAGAGGCGAAACTAACAAGAAAGAGAAGACCCGAGAAGAATCCGAAAT